CGAGTTCCTTGAGGCATCGCTGGCCGAGGTCGAGGAGATGCGCTACAAGGTGGCGAAAAAAGAAGACTCAACATTGCAGCAGTTGATTGATAATATCGTCGAGATATATCTGCGAACGCTGTACAAACTCAAATTCCTGGCGTAAAGGACACATGATGGAACTCCTCAACCCGATGAGCAAAGCGGATTTCCCCGCGTACACTGCAACTGCCGGCGCTACTGCGGGCAATACGACCGCATGGGGCCCTGGCCCGCAGGGCGTACTGGTGTGGTGCGACCAATCCTGCTACGTTGAAGTGGGCGTAGGGGCCGTGGCTACCAGCGCCAGCACCCCGATTCCTGCCTTCACGCCCATTCCGTTTGTCGTGCCGCTGAACACGACCGGCGCCCCCTGGCGCGTCAGCGTGCTGCGGATCGGCAGCACCGACGGCACCGCATACGCCAAACCCATCAATAAGCAATGAGCTTCGGTGTAGCCTTTCGCAACGCCGTTGGCCTTGGGCTGGGCGGCATCATTTCGCTTTTCGGCGGGCGTGGTAGCGAGCAGGCCCAGAGCAACCTTCTTACCGAGTCCGGTGACAACCTCGTCCAAGAGGACGGCGGCTTGATTTTGTTGGAGTGACCTAAATGGCCGTCAATCTTTCCCCAGTGGGCGGCGTTGCGGCCCAGTTCTTCACCAACACCGGTGCTGTCCTGACGGGCGGCAAGCTGTTTACCTACTTGGCAGGCACCACCACGCCTGCAACCGCCTACACGTCGTCTCAGGGTAATGTTCAGTGGACCAACCCCATCGTGCTAGATGCTGCTGGCCGAGTTTCTGGCGGTGGTGAGATTTGGATAACCGATGGCATCCTGTACAAGTTCTTGCTCAAAGATGCCAACGACGTCCTGATCGCCACCTACGACAACATCAGCGGCATCAACAGCAACTTCGTTGCGTTTGTCAACCAGCAAGAGATCGTCACGGCCACCGCAGGTCAGACGGTGTTCAACCTTGGCATCAGCTATCAGCCTGGCACGAACAGCTTATCGGTGTTTGTGGACGGCGTGAATCAGTACGGCCCCGGCGCCCAATACGCTTACCTTGAGACTGACGCTGACACAGTAACGTTTGTGTCTGGCCTGCACGTCGGCGCCGAGGTCAAGTTCACTACAAGTCAGTTGCAAGGCGGCGGCGCTGTAGACGCGCAACAGGTGTCATATCAGCCGCCGTTTACGGGGTCTGTGCCGACCAATGTTGAGGCCAAACTGGCGCAATACATCAGCGTCAAAGACTTTGGCGCTGTTGGCGATGGTGTAGCGGATGACACAATTGCCATTCAAGATGCAGTTACCTACGCGGGTACGCTACCAAACGGTTGTCAGGTAATTTTCCCATCGGGAACTTATTTGGTCAGCGGGGAAATTTTAACGCCAAGCAATGTTCACATATACGGGCAATACAACGCAGTTATCAACATCAACCCATTGAACTGGAATGGTGGAATCACTCATTTTTACGCCTTATTTACAACTGTAAATGTGACCTCTCGCCCCGAGGTTGGTTTTTGGCGCATTGGCACAGGTGTTCCGACATATTTCAACATCATTATTGAGAACCTGACCGTCAATGTAAATCGTGACGGGAATGTCTTGTCGCCCGCTGAAATGGCCGTGTCCGAATTCAATGTGGTGCGTTTTGAAGATGCGGTGAACTGCGTAGTCAAAAATTGCAGGCTCATTGATGCGATGACTCAGGCTAACCACCATCCGTACACAATGATGGTGTTTTTTGTTCGCAGCCAACGGTGCGGAATTGTGGACTCTCGGTTTGAGCGTTGCTCATCGCTGTTCATTGCAGAAAGCGAACAATGCTATTTCCGCAACAACTACTCAATCTATGGCAATTCCAGCCCTGTCGAGTCTGTTGGCGGCGCTCGGCACGACATCTCTTACAACTACTTTGGGACGTACTGGGAAACCACTTCGTGCGTTGGCATCAACACCACGTTCTGCACAATCAACGACAACGAGTTTGTTGACCCTACGCTGATGGCCGTGGTGCTGGGGCACGACGACCCGCCGGTAGCCAGCCAATATTTTGCGCCTATTCAAGCCGATTACTCCATTTGCAGCCACAACAAAATCGTTTGTTCGGGCGGCACTAATTTTGGCGTGTTTGTGCAGAACGGCGCCAACTTGACCATCAGCGAAAATGTCATTACCGGCCTCGGAAAAGGCGCGTCTTACTCAACGGACGACAAGATTGGCATTCGTGTGTCAGGTACAGGCGCGGTCGCTCGTTTCTTGAACAACTCCTATCTCGGCAACGTCATTGATGATGCTACGGCTGGCATTCGCATCAGCGATGGCGACTCGATGACGATCAAAGACAACACCATCACTGACACGCTGGCAGCGATTTACATTGCGGGTACTGCGGGCTACGAGGCGTTGGTGGAGGCCAATTACATTGATGGCGCTGAAACCGCGCTATATTCCGCAAACGGGTCATGTCGGGCGGTTTACAACCGCATCTACAACGTCACTGCCAACGGCCCGACTCAGTGGTCAATCTACATGGCTTACGGCGCCCAAGCGTTCAGCCACAATTCAGTCGAAACCATCGGTGAGTGTTGTATGTTCAATTTCACAAATGCTGAAATTATGAACAACGTGTTCACCAACACCCCTGCGGTTTCGGGTGACTTGTGGTTGTTAAACAATGACGATGGTTCTGGCCCCGCTGCTGGCACTGCTACGGCGAATCAAATCAACATTACAGGCAATAAAAACGACGCCTTTACAAATTTTGTGCATACCTACCGTGTTTCGGATTACGGAACAACGGATTTTGCACAAAACATGATTACCACTGTGCCTGGTTCTGTGGTGTGGAATCCGGGCAGCATTGCAAGTGGTAGCGGTGAAACATCACCGTCCATCAATGTTACTTATGCGGCGTTTGGCAATCCTGTAATTGTTGCTGCCCCATACGATTTGCAAGGCATGACTGCCACAGCGTATGTAGATAGTGGAAATTCCGTTCGGATCCGCGTTGATAACAACACAGGCGCGCCCGTTAATTTGGCAAGTGGCACTTGGCAAGTTTGGGTTTTGAAACTTTAAGGAAAGATCATGGCTGACAAAAAGATTTCTGCGCTTACTGCTGCCACGCTTCCGTTAGACGGTACGGAAGTTTTGCCTATCGTGCAAAGCGGAACGACTGTCAAAGTCACAAACAACAGCTTGCGGCCTACGCAGCTTCAGTCCAACGCCACCAGCGGCGTGTTGCAAGTTGCTGGGCCTGCCGCCAGCACTACTCGCGTGATGACGGTGCCCAACGCCAACTTCACCGCAGCTAGAACCGATGCGGCGCAATCGTTTACCGGCGCTCAATCGTTTGGCAACAACATCAATTTGACTGATTCAACGGCGGCAAAGGTAAATTTTGCAACCGTAAGCAGCGCAACCACGAATTACATTCAAACACACAGCGACGGCTACAGCCTAATGTTGTATGTGGATCGCGGCGTAAGCAAGCCATCATATTTGATGAATTTTGGTGGGACGCATGAGTGGGGGTTTGCTGGAACATCTTCGCTGGAACTTGACGTTACCAACAAAGATCTAACCATCAAAACTGGCAACCTTGTCATCGGCACCTCGGGCAAAGGCATCGCCTATCCTGTTTATGGTGGCGGCTCTGCAGTTCAGCCTGTGTTCAGCGCAACTGCCAACACGACTCAAGCAATTAATGCTGCAACTTGGACTAAAGTTGACTTTGCAAATGAGTTGTTTGACTCAAACTCCAATTTTGCTTCATCCACGTTTACACCTACGGTTCCCGGTTACTACCAACTAAATGCCAGCGTGTATTGGGCAAGTGACCCTGGGTCTGTAATTGTCTCAATTTATAGAAGCGGCAATCCTTTTGTTGAAATTGGTCGAGTTACCACGAGTGCTGGTGGAACAGTTAACGGCGGTGCGTTGGTGTACGCGGATGGAAATACGCACACATTTGAAATTTATTTCAGGTCAGTAAACGCCAACACGCTGAACGACAGTACAAGCACTGTGCTTGTTACTTTCAACGGCGCTCTGATCCGAGGTGCATAAATGTCGCTAACAAAAGCATCTTTTTCAATGGTCACTGGTGCTCCAGCTAACGTGCTGGACTATGGCGCTGTTGCCAATGGAACCACAGATTGTTTTGCTGCGTTTGCTGCCGCAGTCGCGGCGTCAAACAATGTGTATGTTCCAGCAGGTACATACGCCCTGTCTGACATGGTTGAACTGACTGCTGGCAAAGTTGTGCAACTTGCTGCTGGCGCTCACATTGTTCGGCCTGCCGCCTTGACTTCTAATGAAGGTCCGTTGTTCTGGCTTAAAGGAACTGGCGCTGCGTTAGTTGGTGCAGCCAAGATGGCGTCATCTATTTCAACGGAAAAAAAGTGTCCTCGCGGTGTTGTGCGTATTGGTCACAAAGACATGACTGAAAGTCACGACAACGTGACCTATTGCACATTGGCAAATCTTGGCATTTATGGTTCTACCGATTACGGGCAAACAACTGGCAATCCAGATGTTTGCGTGTACATGCCAAATCCAGAAATTGGCTCTCCAATAAAAGTTAGTTACTTCCACACGCTAAGAAGTTTGCGAGTAAGTTCGGCCAACATTGGCATTTGGCTGCACGGTGCTGCAAATGCCAACACCATTGATGACATCACTGGGCAAGAATTGGGCAACGTTACGCTTGGCGGATCAATGATTGCGGTCAACGGTGGGTCGGACAACCGCATCAGCAACTTTTTTTTCCACCTGTCTCCGGCAACTACTTTTATTCAAATTAGAGATGAAGGTGGGTTTGTATCGTCGATGAACTCGATGACAAACATGATCTGTGAACAAGGCGGTAATGGCTATTGGCTGCAAGCAAATGCTGGATGCACGGCTAGCAGTAATTACGTCCAAGGTCAAGACAACACTGGCGGTGGGTCAGACTTGAGCACGGCGTTTTTGGCCGCAAACACTGTCATACCCCGCGATTACATAAGCACTCAAGAACTAAGAGCACCTTTTAGCCGAGTAGATCGTAGTCTTTTGAAAGATGGAATTACGGAACCGAACGCCGTTACAGGGTACGCAATTCTGTTTGTAGATTCCGCTGATGGAGATTTGAAAGTCAAATTTTCTGATGGTGTTGTAAAAACCATTGTGACCGATGTTTAATCTTGACAAGCGCCTTCTTAGCGCATAATCTGAGAACTGTACTGGCCCGGTAGACCAGGGATTCACAAGAATCGAAAATGACTGAAGAAGTCCAACAAGCCTTAGCGGAAGTTGAATCCGCGCCAGCACCCGAGGCGACGGCCGCCCCGGAGAATGCACAAAACGCGCCGGAAGTAGCTGAGAGTCAACCCGAGCAGACGCCCGAGGAGAAGAAATTCACCCAGGCCGAGATCGATGCGATGATCAGCAAGCGCCTTGCCAGAGAGCAGCGCAAATGGGAACGTGAGCAGCAGGCCAAACTTGCCCAACCGCAAGCGCCAAGAGAAGTCCCGCCTATCGACCAGTTTGAGTCCCCTGATGCCTACGCGGAAGCGTTGGCCGTCAAAAAGGCTGAAGAACTGCTTGCACAGCGTGAGTTCCAACGGCAGCAGGCTGAGATTAACGACGCTTACCACGACCGTGAGGAAGAGGCCAGGGCCAAGTACGACGACTTCGAACAAGTCGCCTACAACCCGCAGCTTCGAGTCACTGACGTGATGGCCGAGACAATCAAGGCGTCCGACATGGGGCCGGACCTAGCCTACTGGCTGGGAACCAACCCGAAGGAAGCTGATCGCATTTCCCGCTTGGCACCTCTTTTGCAGGCCCGAGAGATTGGGAAGATTGAGGCCAAACTTGGCTCCAATCCTCTTGTGAAACCGACTACGTCTGCGCCTGCGCCTATTTCGCCTGTTACCGCACGCACCAGTGGAAGTTCGTCCTACGACACGACTGATCCTCGCTCGACGAAGACCATGACTGACTCGCAGTGGATTGAAGCTGAACGTGCCCGGCAGATGAAGAAGCTGCAAGCACAAATGAACCGCTAACTTTGAAAGGACCGCCGAAATGGCTAATAGCATTCTTACCATTGACATGATCACGCGGAAGGCTCTGGAGATTCTGGAGAACAACCTCGTGCTCACCCGTAACGTGAACCGTCAGTACGACGACAGCTTTGCTGTTGAAGGTGCCAAGATTGGTTCGACCCTGCGTATCCGTCTGCCTGACCGCGCTCTGGTCACCGACGGCGCCGCCCTGCAAGTGCAGGACGACAACGAGCAGTTCACCACCCTGACTGTGGCTTCGCAGAAGCACATCGGCGTGAACTTCACGTCTGCCGAACTGACCATGCAGTTGGACGACTTCGCAGAGCGTGTGTTGAAGCCTCGTATCAGCCAGTTGGCATCGAGCATCGACGCTGACGTTGCCAACGCTTACAAGAGCATCGGTAACTCCGTCGGCACCCCTGGCACCACGCCCGCTACCTCGCTGGTTTTGCTGCAAGCCCAGCAGAAGCTCAACGAGAACGCTGCTGTGATGAGCCCGCGCTACGCAACCGTCAACCCGGCTGCCAACGCTGGTCTGGTCGAGGGCATGAAGGGTCTCTTCAACCCCACCGACACCATCAGCAAGCAGTTCAAGAACGGCATGATGGGCATGGGCGTGTTGGGCTTCGACGAGATCAACATGTCTCAGTCGATCAAGCAGCACACCACCGGCTCCCGCGCTGCTACTGGCGTGGTTACCGCCGCTGCCGTGACTGCCGAAGGCGCTGCTACGTTGACCCTGACTGTTGGCTCTGGCGACACCATCGCTGTTGGTGACGTGTTCACCATCGCTGATGTCTACGCTGTGAACCCGCAGACCCGTGAGTCAACCGGTTCGCTGTTCCAGTTCGTGGCTCTGGCCTCCTCGACCGCCACCACCACTGCAACCGTGACCGTGGCTCCGATGTACTCGGCCAGCCATGCACTGGCTACCATGACCGCTCTGCCTGGCAACAACAAGGCTGTCGTGTTCGTTGGCGCTCCGTCCAGCCAGTACGCCCAGAACTTGGTGTACCACAAGGACGCGATCACCTTCGCAACCGCCGACCTGCTCCTGCCGCAAGGTGTGGACATGGCCGCCCGCGCCGTTCACAATGGCATCAGCCTGCGTGTGGTGCGCCAGTACGACATCAACAATGATCGTATGCCCTGCCGTATTGACGTTCTGTACGGCTACAGCACCATCCGTCCCCAGATGGGCGTTCGGATGTGGGGTTGATTTTGACGCCCCTTCGGGGGCTTCAATTCGTAACTTTTTGAAAGGAATTTATCATGGCTCTCCCTAATGGCGCAGGCGGCTATCAAGTCGGCGACGGCAACCTCAACGAACCCGTCATCGGCTACTTGCCCGCCCCTACTACTGAAACTGGCACTTCCGCTGTCACCCTGACGGCTGCTGAAGTAACTGGCGGTATTCTGATCGCCAATCCTGGCACCACTGCTACGACCTACACGATGCCTATCGTGGTTACAGCAGGCGGCGTCACTGGTGTGAACGATCTGGTCTCCAGTGCTAAAGTTGGCAGCACCTTTAACTGGGTGGTGGTCAACATTGGCACCTCGACCGGCGACATCACCATGGCCGCTGGCACTGGCACGGGCTGGACGATTGTCGGTTCGCTGGCCATCAACGATGGTACTTCGGCCTCGTTTATCGCTCGTAAAACCAGCGACACGACTTGGACTCTGTACCGCGTCTAAGCTAACGGGAGGCTTCGGCCTCCTGTTTTTAAAAGGACATATCATGCCAAATACTAAAGCAGTAGGCGTCGCGTTTGCTGACCCGGAGTTCGAGTCGGTAACAGTCACTGGCGCGGTTACCGCTGCGTCAGTTACCACCACTGGCGCTCTCAGCGGTACGCAACTGGATTTGAACGCGCCGGTTATCAAGACCGCTTCGTTCACTCTGGGTGACACCGAAAACTTCGTTGTTTGCAATGGATCAGGCGCAATTTCCGTCACGTTCCCGACCGCTTCGGCCAGCACTGGCCGCGTGGTTTGGATCAAGACGATTGCGGCTCAGGCAGTCAACTCTGCTGCAACCAACGTGAAACCCCTCAATTCCAACACGGCCGGCACCGCCATCCTTGCCAACACTGCTGGTAAGTTTGCGATGCTCGTTTGTGACGGGACTGACTGGGTCGTCATGTCTGCAAACTAAATTGGCGGGGGCTTCGTGCCCCCGTCTTACTCTATGGCCGCAATCTACCTGACACACCCCGTCCACGGCGCTAAAGTTGCCGTGATGGATTTGGAAGCCGATTTTGATGTTCAAAACGGCTGGTCACGCTACAATCCTGAGGAACAAGATGCGCCTCAGATCGAGCCGCAAATTGAGGTAGCACCTGCACCTCGGCGCGGGCGGCGCAAGAAGGACGAAGAGGAATAGCATGACGACCTACACCGCAGGCGAACAGATTAACCGGGCGTTGCGGCTGCTAGGCGTTCTAGCCGAGGGCGAAACGTCGTCGGCCTCAGTGTCTCAGGACTCCCTGATGGCGCTAAATCAGATGATTGACTCGTGGAATACCGAGCGCCTGTCTGTCTTTGCCACCATCGACCAGATTTGCAATTGGCCGGTTGGCTTAATCAACGCAACCCTTGGCCCCAGCGGCTCGCTGGTGCGGCTCAATGGCACTGCTGTACGCCCGATTCTGGTGGACGACGCCACCTACTTCAAAGACCCCGGCACTGGCGTGTCATACGGCATCAAGCTAATCAACCAGCAGCAGTACGATGGCATCGCGGTCAAGACCGTGACCTCGACGTACCCGCAGGTGATGTTCGTCAACAACACCTACCCGGACTTTGACATCTTCATCTACCCGCGCCCGACGCGGCTGCTGGAGTTTCACTTCATCAGCGTCCAAGAGCTGACGCAGCCGGCCAATCTGTCCACCCAAATTCTGTTCCCGCCAGGCTACCTGCGGGCGTTTACCTACAACTTGGCCTGCGAGATCGCGCCGGAGTTTGGCATCGAGCCAAGCCCCCAAGTGCAGCGCATTGCGATGTACAGCAAGCGCAACCTCAAGCGCATCAACAACCCGGACGATGTGATGTCGATGCCGTATTCGCTGATTGCCACGCGGCAGCGGTACAACATCTATGCCGGTAACTACTGATGAAAACGCCGATCCTTGGTTCGACCTATGTGGCTCGCAGCGTCAACGCTGCCGACGCCCGCATGGTCAACCTGTTCCCCGAGATCGTGCCCGAGGCGGGCAAGGAGCCGGCGTTCCTGAACCGTGCTCCGGGACTGAAGCTGCTTAACTCTATTGGCACCGGCCCGATCCGTGGCCTGTGGGCCTTCTCGCCGCAAGACGGCACCGGCTTCGTGGTGTCGGGCACGCAGCTCTACAAGATCAACAACAGCTACGCGCCGACGCTGCTGGGCACCGTGGCAGGTACTGGCCCGGTCAGCATGGCCGACAACGGCACGCAGCTTTTCATCGCGGCCAACGGCCCGAGCTACATCTACAACAACACGACCAACGCTTTTGGGCAGATCACCGACCCGGATTTTCCCGGCGCCGTGACCGTGGCGTATCTCGACGGCTACTTCGTCTTCAACGAGCCCAACAGCCAAAAGATGTGGATCACGGCGCTGCTGGACGGCACGTCGATTGACCCTCTAGAGTTTGCCAGCACCGAGGGCTCGCCTGACGGGCTGGTTGCCGTGGCGTCTAATTTCCGCGAAATCTGGGCCTTTGGCACCAACTCAATTGAGGTCTGGTACGACACCGGCGCAACCGACTTCCCGCTTCAGCGCATCCAAGGCGCGTTTAACGAGCTGGGCTGCGCGGCCCCGTTTTCGGTTGCCAAGATGGACAACGCCTTGTTCTGGCTTGGGCGTGACCGCCGGGGCCAAGGCATGGTCTACCGGGCCAACGGCTACACCGGCCAGCGCATCAGCACCCACGCCGTCGAGTGGCAGATTCAGCAGTACAGCGATCTGTCGGACGCCATCGCGTACACCTACCAGCAAGACGGCCACAGCTTTTATGTGCTGATCTTCCCGAGCGCCAACACGACCTGGGTCTACGACGCCGCCACCCAAGCCTGGCACGAGCGGGCTGGCTGGAGCAACGGCGAGTTCACCCGGCACCGCAGCAACTGCCAGATGGCGTTCAACAACAAGATCGTTGTTGGCGACTACGAAAATGGCAACATCTACGCCTTTGATCTGGACGACTACTCGGACAACGGCCAGATTCAAAAGTGGCTGCGGTCGTGGCGGGCGCTGCCTACCGGCCAGAACAACCTCAAACGCACCGCGCAGCACAGCCTGCAACTGGACATTGAGGCCGGTACTGGCCTGAATCTGGGCCAAGGCAGCAACCCCGAGGTCATGCTGCGCTGGTCGGACGACGGCGGCCACACATGGGGCAACGAGCACTGGGCGCAGATCGGCAAGATCGGCGAATACTACCGCCGGGTGTTCTGGCGGCGCATGGGCATGACCCTGAAGCTGCGCGACCGCGTTTATGAGCTATCGGGCACCGATCCGGTCAAGATCAGCATCATGGGCGCAGAGTTGATTCTGAGTCCAACGAATGCCTAGCCCTAACGCGACGCCGACGCCAATCACCCCGCCACGGGTGCCGTTGATCGACCCCCGCACGGGGTTGATCGACAGGGCTTGGTACTTGTTTTTCCTGTCGCTCAACAACGCGGCCACGGCGATCATTGACGACTCAGGGCTTACGTTCAGCGCCGAGTCAACGATTGCGTCTCTTGAGGCTTCGCTCGACGCCGTGCGGCAGGAGTTGCAGACGCTGCCACCTGCGGTTGACTTGAGCGATGAGTTGACTAAGCAAATCCAAGCAGCAGCGTTGGCAGATTGCTGCTCGGCTTTGGTGTCGCAGATAGCCGAGATGCAAAAGCAGATCGACGCACTTCAGTCTGCGCCGATTACCACGCCGCAGATTCCGCAGTTTGTATACGGCTCCTTTTACAGCACGGCCAACCAGCCTGACGGCTCGACGACTACGGCGTACCCGCTGCTGTACGACACCACGCAGTTCAGCAAAAACGTCACGATAGAAGACCGCACAGCCGTGTTCACTGCGTCGATTGCCACGACCACCATGACGGTGACAGCGATCACATCCGGGCCAATCTACCCTGGCATGGTGATCACGGGCACCGGCGTTACGGCTGGAACTCGCATCGTGTCTCAGTTGACTGGCACGGACGGCAGCACCGGCACCTATCAGGTCAGCGTGTCGCAGACCGTAGCGTCTACGACCATCACCGGCACCTGCAAGTCCAAAGTCAGGTGTGAGATTGCCGGGACGTACAACATTCAGTTCAGCGTTCAATTTGTAAACACCGACAACAACATCCACGACACCGATATTTGGATGCGTAAAAACGGCGTGGATGTGCCTGACACTAACAGCCAGTTTTCCGTGCCCAATCGGCACGGCGGCACAGACGGGCACTTAATCGGCGCGCTAAACCTGTTCGTCGATTTAGCCGCTGACGAATACATTGAGTTGATGTGGGCAACTACTGACACCTCCACTACAATTGAGTACATTGCTGCAAAAACTGGACCAGTTCGCCCGGCCACGCCGTCAGTCATATTAACTGTGTCGATAGCCTCTGTGCCGACACTACAGGGAGTCTAGTCATGACCGTTTCAGTCAAAGTCCTCGTTCCGGCCAAAACGGTCGAGAACACTCAAACCACCCAGTACACCGCGACTGGCGTGACGACCATCATCGACAAGTTCACCGCAACGAACTACAGCGCCAGCGCCGCGACGATCAGCGTCAACCTCGTCACGGCTGCTGGCTCGGCGGGCAATCAGAACTTGATTACCAAGACCAAGACGCTTCAGGCGTCCGAGGTGTACACCTTCCCCGAACTGGTGGGCCAAGTGCTTGGCATCGGCGACTTCATCAGTACAATTGCTGGAACTGCCAGCGCCATCAACATGCGCGTCAGTGGACGCGAAGTGACTTAAGGAGCCTGACATGGCCGCATGGATGATCCCCGCCGCGATTATTGGCAGTTCTTTGCTTGGCAGCAGGGCGTCGAGCAGCGCCGCCAGCACACAAGCCTCCGCTGCTGACCGCGCTGCTGAACTGCAACGGCAGCAGTTTGAGCGGCAGGTAGAGCTGCAAGCCCCGTTCCGCGAGGCAGGCGTCCGGGCGCTGGGCAAGCTGGAGGCGGCGGCTGACTACACGCCGTTTAGCATGAATGCGTTTCAGGCTGATCCTGGCTACGCATTCAGGCTGTCGGAGGGCCAGAAGGCGCTGGAGCGATCCGCTGCGGCGCGGGGCGGGCTGATGGGCGGCGCTACGGGCAAGGCGCTGACGCGGTTCGGCCAAGAGATGGGCTCGCAAGAGTATCAGAACGCATTTAACCGCTACCAGGCCGAGCGCAGCGCGCGGCTCAACCCGCTGCAATCGCTGGCCGGCGTCGGTCAGACCTCGACCAACGCGCTAGGCGCGGCGGGGCAAGCGTACGCCTCGGGGGCCGGTGAGGCGCTCGGCGCTGCTGCTCAGGCTAGAGGCTCGGGCTACATGGGCATGGCTGGCGCAATAGGCGGTGGGCTAAACCAATACATGAACTATAGCGGAGAGCAGGCGCGCAACTCGCTGTTGCAGCAGGCGCTTGCACGCGGTTACGGAGGTGGTATGGGATACACGTCCGAAGAGGGCTTTGCCAACACGCCTTCGTACATGGTCTATCGGTAAGGACTAATCATGGCACTTGTCAATCCCAACATCGCGATGTCGTACCGACCCACGGTCGAGTACCAGCCGCGCAACGCCTTGGCCGAGTACGCGCAGATTCAAAGCATCATGGGCGGCCAGCGCCAAGCAGAGCTGGCAAACTATCAGCTAGAGGCCGCAAAACGCGCCGAACGATCTGCCACCATTCAAAATGAACTGTACGCGCGTCACTTTAACCCGGAAACGGGAACTATTGACGCGGCGGGTTTTGCGGCTGAAGCGGCGCAAAAAGGACAAGGTTCGATTCTTCCTGGTTTTTTTAAGACAGAAGCTGAACGTCAAGCTGCGGCCGCAACGCTAGAAAAGACCAGGGCTGAGACTGCGGCCAGTCAATTTGGGCTTCAGCAGAAAAAATTTAGGCAGGCTTGGGAAAACGCAGGCTCGGCAGACACGCCTCAACTGGCTATTGAACAGCTTACCAGAGCGGTGCGAAACGGCGAGATTGACATGACTTCGGCGTCGCAGCAGATCAATCAGCTTCAAAACATGCCGCCAGAGGAATACAGACAATGGCGGATGCAAAAAATTGCTCAGTTTTTGGACGCCAAAGACAAGGTTGCCATGATGCAGCCGAACATTGCGCGACAAGAAGCGGGCGGTCGATTTGTCAACATTCAAAACAATCCTAATTTGCCGGGCTATGGCTTGCCCATCGCAGGCATGCCTGAAATAACAAAAACACCTACGATTGGCGACATAACCGCTCAAGGGCAGCTTGCCGTGTCGCAAGAACGACTTGCGTTTGAGCGTCAAAAATCTGCTTGGGAGCAAGCCAACCCCGGCAACACTATCCAGCAACTTGAAGACGGCACCATTGTCGCAATCAACAACCGCACCGGAGTTGCCAGACCAGTTACGATGGGCGCGCCTAGCGCGCCGGCGGGCGCCCCTGCGGCGGCTGCACAGGGCACAAATGCTCTGGCGCCCGGCGCAGCGGATGCGAATGCTCTTGCGGCAGGCGCTGCTGCGCCAAGCGCGCCTGCTGTGCGGGGTAGTACTGTTGCGGCGCAACGTTTGGCATTTGAGCGAGAAAACGCAGCGCAGCGTATGGCGTTTGAGCGCGAAAAATTTGCTTGGGAGCAAGCTAACCCCGGCAAGACCATACAGCAGCTTGACGACGGTAGGATCGTTGCGATTAACAATCGCACTGGTGTTGCTACGCCCGTTACGATGGGCGAACTTGGCGCGCCTGCAAGGGGCAGCACTGTCGCCGCGCAGACGCTAGAGTTTCAAAGGCAGAAGTTTGCATGGGAGCAGGCCAATCCCGGTAAGACCATACAGCAGCTTGACGACGGTAGGTACGTTGCGATCAATAACCGCACTGGTGTTGCTACGCCTGTCACGATGGGCGAATTTGGGGCGCCTGCACGGGGCAGCACTGTTGCAGCGCAGCGCCTTGCATTTGACCAACAAAAATTTGCGTGGGAGCGCGCTAACCCTGGCTTTGAGCTAAAAGAACAAGCAGACGGAACAGTTGTTGGCGTCAACAAGCGCACGTTGCAAGCGTTCCCCGTTACTTTGGGTGGCGCCGCACCGGGAGCTGTTTCTGCTCCCAGCCCAGTTGCCCCCGGCGCTGCCGCGCCTGGTGCGGCAGCTAACGCTGCGCGTTCTGCCGGTGCGCCTGCGGCTGTGCCCGCTGCTCTTGGAGCTGCGGCGCCGGGTGAGCCGCTCAAAGGTAGAGGTAGAGAACTTGCTGTGTCCGAGCAACAAGCCAGCTATAACCTCGGGCGCATTTTGGACGCGGCAAAAACGATTAACGAAGTGATTAAAAAAGAGCCCGGCGCTCTTAAGCCAGGCGTGCTGGAAGCCGCGCCGGCGTCTGTTGGGTTGTCAGGCACGGCCAACGTAGCGCGCAGCGCGCAGCGTCAGATTGTGTACGGCGCGCAACGCGACGCGCTCGACGCTATGCTGTATTTGTCCACTGGTGCTGCGTACAACAGAGAGCAACTTGACTCGCAAATGGCAGCGTACATTCCGGCTTTCACCGATAAAGCTGACGCGGTGGAAGATAAAAGAAAGCGGATGCTGAGACTTATTGACAGCGCAAAAGTTCGCGCAGGCAGGGCTTGGACTCCAGAAATGGACGCGGCGGTAAAAGCGTTGATGCAACCTGGGGCCGCCGCGCAACCTCCTGCAAGCGGCGCTCTTACGCCCGCCGAACAAGCAGAATTGGACCAGCTTCGTTCACGTTTCGGGGGAGGTAAATAATGACACCTCGTGAAGAACTGGCTGCTTTGCGGCGCATGGCCGAGTTGGAGGCAAAGGCCGCAGGCCAAGCCACACCAAGCGAAGTGCCCGGCCCTCGGCTGACGCGCCAAGACTTGGTACAGCGAGAGCTGCGCCAGCTTGCTGCGCCTTTTGTTGGGTTCAGTACCGGCATGGGCAACGTCATGTTTGGCGGCCAAGAATTGCTTGGTAAGGGGTTGCAGTTGGTTGGTGCTACTGACACCGGCACCGCGCTGGCCGCTGACGCGGCGCGCCGACGTGCGGAATCGCAAGCTGCTGCGGCGCAGTACAAGCAAGAGTTCCCGATGGCTACCGGCGCAGGCGAGCTGGGCGCCGAAGTGCTGGCAACTGCGCCCGTTACGCAGGGGCTTGGTTTTTTAATCACAAAAGGCGGCGCGCCTGCATTAGGGCGAGCCGTTCAAACTGGCGGGTTCTCTACGGGCCGTACTGTACAAGGCGGCGCGGCTCGCGCAACTGATCTTGGCATTCGTGCGGCGGGCGGCGGCGTTGCTGGCGGTACTACCGCTGCGCTGATCAATCCTTCTATAGACGAAGCCGGAACAGGCGCTTTGATCGGCGCGGGCGTAGCTACGGTTGCGCCGCCTGTCGTAAAAACGCTAGCAAAAAGCGCTGGCTTTTTGAAGGACGCTTTTACTGGCCGACTTGCTGCAGTCAAAGCAGGGCAGATTTCGCGTGATATTGCCGGCGATCAAATCGCCGCAATCCGCGCTGCGTTGGCAGCAGCACCCGAAGACTTGACCGCTGCTCAGGCTGCGGCGGGTGTGCAGAAAAACGCTTTCCAAGCCTTGGGCGCGTTCGCCAGCAAGACCGATGAAATATCGCTCAAGCTAAAGCAGCAAGCCGCTGACGATTTGGCGGTGCTACAGCGCATGGCTGAGGGCGGCAACGAAACCGAAATGCGCCGCGCCTATGAAGCGTCTATCGCTCGGCTCAATAAACTCACGCAGGACATGCGTAATATTGAATTGGGCGCGGCCAATCAGGCAGCACAGACGTTGAACCGCTTGGCGCCGCAAGCACAGCAGCGGCAAGCGTCTATGGTGAACGCGCTGCGGGGCGGTATTCCCGTCGGCCAACCGCTGCCCGGCCAAGCCACTATTTCGCCTGCGACTGAGGCCGCGCAACAAGCAGCAATTGCTGCTCAAGGTAAGCCGGGATTTTTATCGGCAGGCGACCGCGCACAAGAGTGGCAGCAAACGTCCGACATCTTTGCTGATCTTGCAAAACAGCGCCGCGCTGAAGCTGGTTTTCTGGAGCGCCAGATCGGCAGCTTGGAAGACTACGGGCTGCGCCCGCTGGACGCGGGGAGCATTACCCGTGCAATCGACGCAAAGTTGGCGCAGCCGGGTTTGCGCGCTAGCTCCAATGTCGCCAAGATTTTGGCAACAATCAAAGACGACATTGCCAATCTTACTGAGAAAGGCGGCGGGGTCATTGACGCGCATGATCTGTACACGCTTCGCAAAGAAGGCATCAACGAGCGCATCATGCAGATCATGGGGCAGACCGACCCCAAAATCAGCGCCAAGGTGACGCGCAGCGTGCTGCAAGAAGTTCGCCCCTTGATTGACGACGCGATTGAAAAGGCCGGCGGCACTGGCTGGCGCGACTATCTCAAAACCTACGCCACCAACATGCAGGCGATTGACCAGAAGGCGATGGCTGCTGAAGCGGCTCGCCTTTTTGAAAAATCGCCGCAAGAGTACATTCGGCTCGTACGCGGCAACAATCCAGACGCAGTGGAGGCAATTTTTGGCCCCGGCAGCTACGACATCTTCAAAGAAATGAGCGGCAAGATGCCGACGCTAGAAAAACTAGCCGCCGGAATTGAGCGAACAGGGGCTATGGAAGACGCGGCGCGTCTGGGCCAACCAGACTTTGCCGAAGCTATTGAACGGGCCGGCAGAACTTTCCCGCGCCTTCGCAACATGCTTGACCCACGAGTTACGTTTGCCAACCTTACGCTAGACCAACTAGAAGGGTTAATCGGGCCAAAAATTGCCGCTAAATTGCGCGACGGTATGGTGTCGGGCAAAAGCGCGTTGGAGATGCTTAACACGTTGCCAGCCGTTGAACGCGGCGCCGTGCTTCGTATGCTGAATAATCCCGCGACATGGGGCAAAGGCGGCGCTGCGGTGACGCGGGCTGCGGCAGTCCCTGCAACGCCTACCAACAACCTTGCCCCGCAATCGCGCAAGGAAAACGCGCTCGCGCCCTAACTGCAAAATCTTGTCACTCGTCTTGAACTTCGCACAAACGTTTGGTCAAATTAACGGTCATGGACTACCAAATTCTCTTCAACATCGCCGTGGCCGTCGCAGGATTCTTCGGGGGCTGGACACTCAACCGCATCTACCAGGCCATCGACCGGCTTGACGCTGATGTGCGGCAGATGCCGACGCACTACGTCGCTCGCGACGACTACCGCGCCGACATGGTAGACATCAAGTCGATGCTGGGGCGCATCTTCGACAAGCTAGACGGCAAGGTAGACAAGTGAACTTCCTAACCGCCTTCGACAAGCTGCTCAAGCATGAGGGTGGTTACAGTGATCACGCCGCCGACCCTGGCGGCAAGACCCGCTACGGCATCACCGAGGCCGTGGCCCGCGAGGTCGGCTACCGTGGCGACATGCGCGAGCTGCCACTAGAGCTGGCGCAGCGCATCTACAAAGAGCGGTACTGGGACGCCGTGCAGGCCGAGGCGCTGCCCCCAGACGTGCGCTACATCGTCTTCGACGGCGCCGTCAACTCGGGCGTGGCTCAATCGTCCAAGTGGCTCCAGCGGGCCTGCGGCGTCAAGGACGACGGCGTGATCGGCCCCATCACCATCCGCGCGGCCAGTACGCTGCACTCCGAGGGCCTGCGCCGGCGCATCCTCGCCCAGCGCCTGCGCTTTATGGCAAAGCTGCCCAACTGGCCGGCGTTCAGCCGAGGCTGGGCTAACCGCATCTGCGACTTGCTGGAGGTGTGACATGGACCCGCTGACCATCCTCGCCGCCCTCGGCCCTCTGGCTGTTGACCTAGGCAAGTCGCTCATCGGGCGCTTCATTCAGACCGACGGCTACAAGCCCGTCAACGTCGAAGAGTACGTCAAGATGCGCCAGTTCGATCTGGACATGTTCAAGGCCATGAACGAGGCCGGTGGGGCCAATCCCTCGTACCCGTGGGTCGAGGCCGCTGTGCGCCTCATGCGGCCCACTGTAGCGATGATTGTGCTGGGCACCTGGGCCTCGCTCAAGCTGTCGGGGCAGCCGAGCGACGCTGTGGACAACTTCGCTGCGGCTGTGGGCTTCTACCTGTTCGGCGACCGGACGCTGTTCTACAGCCGCAACAAGGCCCGGTAAGCCTCCAGCGCCGTCTTGAGGTCTTGGCGCAACTGCTCTAGCTGGTCCTCCTGCTCACGCATCTTTGCGTAGGAGTCTTGCGCGAACTTCGTCAGCACCATTGGGCTCCAGCTTGCGAAGTCTGGCCCCTCCGTGCGGCTTGGTGGGGACGACGCGCTCTTCTGTGGTGAACTTGTGCTCATTGCCGCATACCCTTGATCTCTGGACGTACTCGCCCATCTGCTTGGTCAATTTTACTTCTGTCCACGCTGCGCACGTTGGGCATTTCATCGAGAGGTTTCCATCCAAATTTTCGCCATGTTGCCTGAACATCTGTCGCCGCTGCCGGCACATATTTAAAGTTGGGGTCTAGGATACGGGATTTCATTTGACTGCTTCCTTTAGTAGTTCCACTCGTTCGCGCGCCGCCCGCAGCATGGTGTACCGCTGGTGCAGGCGCTCCAAGAACGTCACACGCTTGGCGCCTTGGCGCTCGGCCTCCAGCAGCGCCAGCACCTCACCCTCGGTCAGCATGTTTAGCTTTTTGTTTAGCTCGCGCCAGTTCATCTTTCTTCTCCAGTTGTTCGAGTGATTTCTTCAGCCGCTCCATCAGGCGCTGCGCTTGGTTGTACTGCTTGACGGCGATGCGGAACTGCGCCTTCGTCGAGCGAATACGGTCTTTCAGGGTGTTCATTTCAGACTCTCCATTGCAATGTCGCTGACCGCCTGCTTGCTGTGCAGCGCGGTCCATATCTTTTCATCGACCGTCTGGTTGGCGATCATGACGTAGCACCAGACGTCGTGGCGCTGCCCTGATCGGTGCAGCCGTCCGTTGGCCTGCTCGAACAGCTCAAGGCTCCAGGGCAGGCTGAGCCAGACGATGTGGTGGCCGCCGTGCTGGAGGTTGAGCCCGTGCCCGGCGGATCGCGGGTGCAGGCATAGAAGGCGTACTCGTCCGGCGTTCCAGTCATCAATGCTGTCAACCGTTCGGGCGTAAGGAAAACGTCGCTTGAGTTCATGGAGTTCCTCGACAAAGTTGTAAAAGACAATCGTGTTGGCCTGCTGGTTCTCGGCCAGCAGCTCTTCGAGCCGGTCGAACTTGTGGCTGCTGAACCAGACCGGCTCTGGCGTGTAGACGAACCCTGCGGCCATCTGCGACAGCTTTTGCGTCACCACGGCGGCGTTGATCGCCACCGCAGTCGCGTCCGGGAAGCGCGTCACGAAGTCCTTCTTCATGTCCTCGTACGGCTTGCGGTCGGGCAGGTCCAGCCGCACCTCGACCGTGTGCAGCGGCGGCAGCTTGTCCTTGTACTCGCCTGGCTCCAGCACGAAGGTGGCCGGCTTGATCCGGGCCATGACCTGCTCCAGCGCGCCGGGGCGCGGCTGCCAGTCGTTGTAGTCCTTGTTGACGAGGTAGAAGTATTGCTGCTGGAACGCGCCCTTGCTGCGGCCAAGCAGCTTCTGATCAATGATCTTGCACTGCCCGAACACGTCCTCCAAGCCGTTGCTGGTGAAGCTGCCGGTCAGCCCCCAGCGGATCGGGCAGTCGAGCGCCTTGGCAAGCGCCTTGAACCTGGCGCCCGATGGGTTCTTCAGGCGCGTCAGCTCGTCGAACACCACGCCGTCGAAGGTGCTTAGGTCTTGCCCGGCCAGCCATTGCAGGTTGTCGTAGTTGGTAACGACGACATCAGCGCCGCTGTAAAGCGCGGTAAGACGCTGCGTTGGCGTGCCGCAGGCCACGGCCATCTTGATCTGCGGCGCCCACTTGGGCTGCTCCTGCGGCCAGACGCTGGTGGCGACGCGCAGCGGGGCGATGACCAGCCAACGCTTGTAATCGCTGTCGAAGATCATGTCCCGCATGGCCGTCAGCGTGATCGCCGTCTTGCCCGCGCCGACCGGCGCCAGGATCATGGCGCGGTCGTGCTCGTACAGGAAGTCAGCCGCTTCATTTTGATAGGGTCTTAGCTCCACCTTTTTGTCTCCCAGTTGTAGCGCCGGCTTTGGATGTACGCAGTCATCTCTTCGTCGGTCATGCGCTGCGTGACTGGCGGCACATACGGATCGGGCGGGTACACGAATTCTGTAGTTTGGTTCCACTCGTCGGCGATCTGCTTGGCGTGCGCCTCATCGGTCACCACAGCGCCGCGCTTCTCGGCGAACGTCAGCACGTTGACGCCGTTTTTGTTCATCACGCCCCACCATGTCGGGCCGACCTGCTCGGCACGGTACGGGCCGACGGCGAAGTACTTAGCCGGCAAGGCTGTTAATCCATCCATCAACGTGCTCCTTTGACCATAGACAGGCGTAGTTCTGACGCAGCCGCGCCATGTCGGACTGGAAAATTTTTTGCAATTCAGACAGCCGACCGCCCGGCGCTTTCAGCTCGACGAACCAAGTGCTGCCGTCGGGCAGGCACGCCACGCGGTCAGCCACGCCTCGGTGCGCTGGGCTGGTGAACTTGTACGCGATGCCGCCAGCGGCCTTGACCTGGGCGACAAAGTACTTTTCAATTGTTGACTCTTTCATAATCAATAGAACTGCGCCCACCAAGCGAGTATCTCTGCGACCAAATAACAGCAGATCAACATGCCCGCCACGAAGAATGCAGTTTCCCAATGGTTCATGATTTCCTCGCCGGGCAGTCACGCCCTTGCCGACAGTCGTGGTTGCACTCATCGCAAGCGTCAAAGTTCGCGTTCGCGGCCCACCAGACGATGACGACGAAGACGCCGACGTACAGAAGGACTTCTAGGAGTGTCATGCTTGCCCCCTTGCTCGGATTGCGGCGGCGTATGTCGGCCAAGCCAACAAAGTGTTTTTGTCCTCACACACCTTTGCACACGCCTCGCGCTCGGCCTCAACGCTGGCAACGACAACTTTCGACCATGATTCAGTGATCTGCCAATCCAGCTCGTCCAGCAGGTCTTCGGTCGTGTCACCGTGGCCGGTGGCGTAGCCCTGGGCCATCATCCACTGAGCCACCTTGTTGCGCTCGGCTGCGGCGACAAGGGCGGCAAATTCATAAATGTCAAACTCATCCATGTAACGGTGCCCGTTTCTCCAAATTTCCATCCCAGCCTCCCGCCCCATGCGGATGATGTCTTCTTTCATGCTTTCTCCTTTGCCGCAGCAATGGCGGCTTTGGTTTTGACGATCGCATCTGCCAAATCATAAATTTGCTGCACTTGCTGTAAATTTTCAAAATGCCCGCCGCATGACTGGCACGTTAGATTGACAAATCGGCCACCGCAAATAGGGCAGCTTCCAGCTGCTACAAGTTGGCCTTGCGCGTATACGGCACTAGTCTTGCTCATGTGTTCTTCTCCTTAAGTTCGTCAATCTTTTTTTGCATACTTGCCGCCATTCTCAGGCCCGATAGCTCGCAAATAAGTTCGTCGCAAAACTTTGTCAGGCGCTCAATTTCTGCGTGTTGTCGGCGCAATTCGGCTACGGCAGGCTCAATAACGTATGCGTTTAACGCTACGTCTTCTAACTTATCAGCCAGTCTCATAGCGTCGGTTTGTTTGCTCATTGCGTCCTCCAACATCTGATCGTGCCGTCTGGCATCTGACGGGTTACAAACTTCATGCCGTGCTTGTCACCGTAGCGCCGCGCAGCAACAGAGGCGGTCTGGCGCTCGGTCGTTATGACAAAGCTGTCGCCCACTTCCATCTTGTCAAACGGAAAGCGGTTAGGGATAGGCACTCCCTTGTCAATAGGGGGCTGGTTCATGGTCGTCCTTGCTAGGGTCAAACTTGCTTGGCGCTGGCGGCTGGCCGGGGCGGTCAAGCGGGTTGGGAAAGGGTGGGAATGGCCAGGTCATGCGGCCACCTGTTGCAGTGCAAAAATCAGCTCCCGCGCCTGCTCCTTGGTCAGCACGGTGCTGACCCGCCCGCGCATAACGGAGATGGTCAGCCAGATAGCGCCGTTCTTGTCAGAGGCGTCTACCATCATTGCCTCGCCGGGCAAGGTGCGGATGTAAAACTCGTCCATCGTGTACTCCAGTTGATTAATCGAGCCGCCATCATAACGGGTAAAAAACTTTTGTGCAAACAATTTTTTCTGTGTTATGATGCAGTCCTCATCAATCAACTGGAGTACAGACATGACAGACATACCGGCCTTCCCGCACACCATCGAGCACCTGCACGAGCCAAAAACGACAGGCATGACCTTGCGCGACTACTTCGCGGCTAAGGCGATGTTGGGGTCGATTGCTCGCGATGGGGGCAGTCTTGACGAAGGCGTTTTGCAGCGCATTGCTGCGGAATCATATGCAACAGCCGACGCCATGCTGAAAGCCCGCGATGCAGCACAGTAACATCGTCGGCGGTAGCACCGCCAAGCGCGTCATCTCTTGCCCTGGCTCGGTGAAGCTGGTGCAGAAGATGCCCCCACAGCCGTCCAGCGTTCACGCTGATCGCGGCACTATGCTGCATGACGTCATCAGCCGCATCTTGCTTGATCAGGGTGTCGTCATCGGCCAGTTCAAACACAAGGATCAACTGCTCACACAGGAGCTATATGATGAGAAGATTACGCCTGCCCTGGACGCGCTCGACGAGGTCGATCCCCACGGTGACTTGGTATACGAGGTGGAGACACGCGTTGGTTTCGGCGATCTTCTGCCTGGAGTGTTTGGCAGCACTGATCTTGTTGGGCGTATTGGTCAGCGTGCTGTGGTCCTTGATTGGAAGTTTGGCGACGGTGTTGTCGTTGATGCTGTAGAGAACGCGCAGCTCATGTTCTACGCCGCAGCGGCCATGCGTACCGATGAGCTGCAGTGGGCGTTCGACGGCGTTGACGAGATCGAGTGCGTCATCGTGCAGCCGCCTGTCGTGCGGCGCTGGGTGACGACCGTGGGGCGCATCAAGCAGTTCGAGCATGAGCTGGTGGCTGCGGTCAAGACCGCGCTGCGTGACGACGCGCCGCTGGCGCAGGGCGATCACTGCCGCTGGTGCGCGGCCAAGCCGATCTGCCCGCAAATGACCGGCGCTGTGGACCGCGCGATCAAGCAGCAGGTCATCAACATGGACGTTGACACGCTGGCTAAGTATCTGCATACTGCCGACCTCCTTGAAGACTGGATCAAAGATTTGCGTGCGCTTGCTTTTGGGCTGCTTGAGAAGGGCGCTGATGTGCCTGGCTACAAGATAGTCCAGAAGCAAGCGCGGCGTCAGTGGGTCGATGAGCTGGCCGCCATCAAATGGCTGGACAGCCAAGGTGTCAACCCTTTTAAAGGTGAGACTATTTCTCCAGCACAAGCGGAGAAAGAGCTCAAAAAGAGCAAGGTGGCGCTGCCCGACTTACTTGTTGTGGCAGTGTCGTCGGGCACGACGCTCGCCCCGGTGGATGATCCCCGGCCAGCGGTGCAGTCGTTCATCGGGCTGTCAAAGGCCCTTTCTAAACTGTAATGGAGTTTCACATGTCCAATATCGTAAAGTTCTCTGGCGCTAACCTGCCGTCTGTCACTTCCCTGTCCACCGCGCTTCGCAGCATCGCCACCGATGTCAGCGCCTCGACCACGGCCATCATCAAGATGGACCGCACGGGGCACTGGGTCTTTGGCGCTGACCAGACCGAGGCCGAGGACGACGCCCGCTGGGCGGTCAATCCCTTCTCGTTCGTCCACGGCTTCATTGCTTGGGGCGACGGCGAGGTGCTTGGTGAGAAGCTGGTGCCCGTCACCGAGCCTCTGCCTGAGCAGGACGCAGCGCCTCACGGCGCAAAGAAGGGCTGGGAGCCGCAGACGGGCCTGAGCCTCAAGTGCATCAGCGGCGAGGACGCTGGGCTTGAGGCGCGGTTCACGACCACCTCGGTCGGTGGCCGCAAGGCCGTGCAGACCTTGGCTGTCGCCATCGCCGCGCAAGTGGAGAAGGACCAGTCCAAGCCGGTGCCGGTCGTGAAGCTGGGCAAGGACCACTACACCCACAAGAGCTACGGTCGTATCTATACGCCCGTGTTCGAGGTCGTGGAGTGGGTCAGCATGGACGGCGAGGCTGAGGCCGAGCCGGCTGCTGAGGCAGCGCCCGCTGCTGGCCGTCGTCGTCGCTCGGCCTGATTGAGAATAGGGGCGGCGCCTCCGGGGGTTCTCGGGGGAGATCACGCCGCCCCGCCTTTTTATGATCCTCTGGGTTGACTTCGAGACGCGCAGCCGAGTAGACCTCGGCGCCAAGGGCGTCTACAACTACGCGCAGGACATGAGCACCGAAGTGCTGTGCATGTCCTACGCCTTCGACGACGGTGAGGTGCAGACGTGGGTGCCCAAGTACACATCCGACGGTGTGATGTGGCTTAACGACTCGCCCTTTCCCGAGGCTGTAGCCAATCACACCGGCATGATCTACGCCCACAACGCGGCGTTCGAGCGTCTGATCTTCTGGTACGTCCTACAGATCAACTTCGACCTTGAGCAGTTCTACTGCACCGCCACGCAGGCCCGAGCCAACTGTGCGCCTGGCAGCCTTGAGGATGTGGGGCGCTTCGCCAGCGTCAGCATGAAGAAGGACCACCGAGGCGCGCAGCTCATCCGGCTGCTGTCGATTCCTCAGGCTGATGGCACCTTCCGCGAGGACGCGGCGCTGATGGCCGAGATGATCCAGTACTGCGAAACCGACGTGCGGGCCATGCGAGCCGTTTCCAAGGCCATGCGCCCGCTGTCAGCCGAGGAGCTGGCCGACTACCACGTCAACGAGCGCATCAACGACCGTGGCGTGCTGGTGGACGTGCCGCTTGCCAAGGCCGCCATGCGCTACGCTCACGACGAGCTCGTCGAGATCGAGGAGCGCGTGGCCGAGCTGACCGACGGTGAGATCACCAGCGTGCGCTCGCCCAAGATGCGCGAGTGGGTGCTTGAGCGCGTGGGCGATGAGGCCAAGAAGCTGATGCTGGTCAAGGAC